TACACATCTTTATCCGGCACAGTGAACTATACATACTCAGGTGCTGGCGGTATAGTAATAGCAGAAGGAAATCCAAACCAAGCTGGTTCTAACATTTCAAACATCCTCATCAAGAATGTCCATGTGGATTCAGCAAAGCATCATGGCATCATGATCTATGGAGCTATCACTTCCAGGCTGGTACAGTGTCGTGTCAGAAACACGGCAGGTCATGGTTACTACATCACAGGTAGCTCAACCAGTGTTCACTTGGACACCTGCTATGCTTTGTCTACAGACCTGGCGGGATTTTGCCTGGAAGGAGCTACATACAGTGCACTGACAACCTGTGCAGCAGACAACTGTTCAGTCGGATACTGGCTGAGAAGCTCAAGGGGAATCAATCTGACATCTTGTGGTGCTGAGGCTTCTACTATCAACAGCAACATCTTGCCTAACAATTTGGGATTGACCCTGCAAAGTACCGGGGGTGCTGTAGCAATCAATGACATTGGTTCTGACAACATCAACTTCTTCAAAGGTACCAGCTACCTGATCACGGGAGGCGAGTCCAACTCACTGATTTCCTGCTATTCAAAAGACCCAGGTAATCGTGCAGGCCAGACCACTTATGCCAACTCCAGAACATCGCACATTACTCTTGCAGGAAGTACAACATTGAACCGTATCATGACACCATTGTTTGCAGGAACTTCTCCTGTCAAGTACAAGTTGAAGCTTGTACCTATTGGGTCGTCATTCCCTGACAAGAACATCATTGACTATGGTAACTTTACTTATGACAGTACTAATCCAGAGCCCGCAGACTTACAGGACATGCTGCCAGTAGCTGATATTTTTAACCAAAACAATACTAACGTCTATATTTCTTTTGACTAATGGCCAAAGCAAAACAATCTTCTAATACCTTTGCACCCAAACCACGTCGTAAACGTCCAGGCGTGCATGCTAAAAGTAAGACTTCAGTCATCAAGACCAGCAAGAATTACAAGAAGCTATATAAAGGACAAGGATAACACCTATGGAAACAACCAAAACCAAACTAACTGTAGCAGAGCTATGGGCTTTGCATGGTGAGCTGACCGGTTCTGAGTTCCCCGCTCAAGCAGGTCTGCTTTCTCAGAAACTTTCTTTAACAACCAAGTTCTACCTGACCAAACTGGCTAAGATTACAGGTGAGCACAAGACCAATTTTGAATCTGTGCGCAATGAAAAGATCAAAGAGCTGGGTGTGGCAGATGAAAAAGGTACCATCAGTGTACCTGATACTATTGACGGTCAGGTCAATGAGAATTATGTTGCATTGCGTAATGCAGTAAATGAACTCCTCAAAGTAGAAGAGGAAATTGAACATCCTGTATTTAATATTGAGGATTTCAGTGCAGTTGAGACAGAAAGTTTTTACCCTGTTTTCTTCAAGCTGCTGGGTTTATAAAAAACAAGGGGAGGCTCACACACCTCCCCGTTGCTTTTAACCTAAAACAGACATGAGCTGTCTGTGTCTTTCTCAAGGTCCAAAGTAATGGAATCCTGAGTCAACATCATCGGTGTTACCACTCTTGATGTTGTAAATCATATTGGCCAGCGACGAGGTCGTGGTCTTGCTTTTGTCTTCTTTTTTCACAAAGTACTTACTGGTTTGCATGTACGTGAAATCGTTTGCTTCTTCATGAACCTTGATGTATTGTGCAGTAGCTGCAATGACATCCTCCCAGGTATACTCAGGGTACTCTTTGAAAAACCATTTGAACCTTTCAAACAATTCCTTGGGGTTGGTTCTGAAAGTGACGCTGGATCCCAGCTTCTTACCTTTAGGAAACATGTCATTGTATTCTACAATGTATTTCTCCCATTCAGCAAAGGGTAGCTCGGTGCGCTTTGCACGCTTGAGTTTTGTCATCAACTGCTCTGCTTCACGGATAACGTGTAAACCTTTGTCAGTGATTTTGTACACGGGGTTGAGACCCCCGGATTTGTCTTCCACCAGGTGACCGGTCAGCGCCAGGCGATACTGCTCGTGCTTAAAGTTCACATAGTTGGTGTACATATAGTTTTGATATGTGGCATGCAGGATAAACAACCCGTTGGGGGTGATCTTCTGCTGTACCAGGTAATCATACAGTTCTTTCATAATGTTGGTTTAACTGGTCATAAAAGGGACAAAACCGTGCGTCTTGTCCCTTTTTATGACACATTGTTATCTTACTGGGCAAGCACCGCTGTCACAATCTGAGATGTCTAAATCATTCAGGTTGATGGTCTCATCAAAGCTGGAGATGGTTTTTACACCTGCAGAAAGCTCGTTGTACTTTTCTTTTGTGATCTCCTCCAGCGGAGCCTGGTCAAACCCATGCTCGTTGTGCAACAGGAAGGATACACTCTTTACATTCACATAGTTGTCAGCAAGCCATTTGCGGATATCATCCAGCTCATGCTTGCGGTAGTAGATGGTCACAGATACTGCGTTGTCAGACCACTCGGCCTGCAAACGCTTGATGACTTCAAGTTGGTCAATGGCGGTCATGTCATTTGCCAGCATGGTTCCTTCAGGAAACTTACAAGGGAATGACACCACCACTGTTCCATGATCTTCTGTACCGTCAAACTTGCGCTGGTACTCCACGTGATAACCGTGGCTGCGACAAGTGTCCACAATCGGGCTGTCAGAAGCCATGCGGATGCGACGGATGTAGTACTGGGAGTATCCTGGGTGAGCACCAGACGTGACTCCGGCCAGCAAACTCAAGGTACCTGAAGGCTTGACAGTAGTCAGTTTGATAGACGGGTTAAACTCGTGGTAAAGACTGTACTCCTTGTCATAACCCCTTAGGTAATGGTAGCAGCTGGATAACCAAGACTTCTGTTCTTCAGTAGCTTGCAGATACCCGGTCACTCCAATACCCATGCGCATGTTCTGGTGGACGATGTCTTCTGTCTCTTGGACTACACACTTGATGGCCAGAGAGTGCTTGTTGATGCGATACAGCAATGTAGCTACATCGATCAATTCACTCAGGCTGGTGATATTAGGCAGGTAAATCTCTGCCAGACAGCAGGTCTCAAAGTTGGCCAGGGATTGTTCTGCACAGGGATTGAATCCCATGACATCTGGGTCTGGATAGTGGGTCTCCCCGGTTCTACCCATACGACGGGCAGCTTCCAGGTTGATGAGTCCATAGGGCTCACCGTTACCCTTGTACCCTTCCCAGAACTCTTCTGGCAACTTGGTCACATCGTCACAGATCACGGAGTTATTGCTCATCGCTCTCCAGTTGGGAATGCCACCCAGATCCCAACGCTTGGCGCGCAGGAACTCAAAGTCATCATAATCCCCCAGGGCAATCTGCGCAGAGCGTCTAACATTACCGGCCACAACGATGCTGCCAATGATGTTCATGATGTCTAGGCAGTCAATGGGACGTACACGCTGACCGGCACGGGCGTTCAACAGTTTGTTAATCTGCTGCATGCCATGGACCAGGTCTTCCGGTCCAGAAGCTACCCCGCCAAAACCTTTGATGGGTGAACCTTTGGAGCGAATGAGGTGGGTGGCAAAGCTGAATCCTTTACCGGTTACAAACGATGCTTCTAGCACGCGACGCAGTAGCTCTACCCAACCCTCACGGGAATCTGGGACGATGAAGTCAGCGTCGTTCACATCCTTGCGCTCAATGGTCACCTTACCAACAACCTTGGGAATCTGGTATACGTGCTCGCGCTGGATGTTGAATCCAACACCTGAGCCCAGCATCAGCATCTCAAACGTCCAGGTAAAGGGTCTGATAGGCGCGTCCACGACAACAAACGCACAGTTCTGTAATGAAGGCAGACCAAGGGTGTCTACCGTTTTTGTACCTAACTGCCACAGGAAACGTCCTGCCACAGTTCCTTTGAGGTTCATCATCATGTGACGAACCCTGTCTTCTTCAGCAGAAGTAAAACCTACATTTAGTTGATCTCTGCAGGCGGTAATGACACGCTCAATGGTGTCCTGCCATTCTTCTGTTTTTCCATTCTTTGTTGGGCGCGAATAGGTGCGCTTGTAGGTAACGTAACCTACTGGGCCCCAGGGTATTGGAGACGACAAGTCCCCAGGGCTGATGGGTGTTTCTGCCATAAGGTTGGGATTAAGAGTTAGTGTGTTTTCGTATAGAGGGCTGCAAATATAAATCGCAATCTGTAGACCTGCATATATAGTCTACAAAATAAATTGTATACATAGTGTGCATAACCAATTAAGTTTTTGAAAGTGACTTTTGTCTCTGATTATTCCGTATATTCTTGTAGAGGGTGGTGGAGGTTATCTTTTTATCCTTACACTATGAACTTTGCATTTCTTATGAAAACCAAGATCTGGTTACTAGCAGGCTTGTCCATCTTGTTACCGATCAAAGAGCTTATGCTCACCGTAGGATTTCTGGTAGCAGCTGACCTGGTGGTTGGCATCTGGAAGGCCCTTAAACTCAAACAACGCATCCGCTCTCGCAGGATGAGTGACACCGTCACCAAGTTGTTGCTTTATCAATTGGCCATCATCTCAGGATTTTTGATTGAGAAGTATGTACTTACAGAGATACTACCTATAGCCAAGCTGATAGGTACTGTGATTGCCATTATTGAGTTCAAGAGCATTATAGAAAGCATTGAGGCTGTTACCAAGCAGGACATCTGGAGTCGCATTAAAGTTCTCATTGGACGCAAAAGCGATGACCTAAGAGATGCTATTGGTGGAGACGCAGAGCCTAAGTCCAAGAGCAAGAAGAAAGAGCCTACTCCTGATATCTAACCCCTATGATAGACCGCAAAACCAGCTTCTTTACCGGGATCATTCTGGTCCTGGTTTTTATTATTTTACTGCAACGCGCCTGCACACCAGGTTGTCCTGAACCTACTCCTCCTGTAAAGCCAGGTGTGGAAGTAGACACAGCCTACAAGTACATTACCCGTACAGAAACCAAGGTAGTCACCAGAGTAAAGATTGACACTGAGTATGTCAAAGAACCTTGGATGATCCCTGATACCAATTATGATAAGCTCAAGAAACAATATGAAGACCTGGTACATCTGTACGCATCAAAGAACATATACCGTGATACCATTATACTGGACAGTTTAGGCATCGTTGTTCTCACAGACACGGTGCGTAAGAACATGCTTGCGCTACGCACATACTCCCATAATTACAAGATCCCTATTATCACAGTCACTAAAACTATTCCTCTACCCCCGAAGAGACAGGTGTACATAGGTGGTGCTGTTGGTGCCACCTATCCTGTTTCTGTTTCAAGTGTACAGGCAGGCATGCTGTTCAAAAACAAAAAGGACCAAATCTTTGGATTAGGTGTAGGACTAGACACACGGGGTGTCATGACCTACTCACTATCATCCTACTGGAAAATTTCTTTTAAACGCTAACCTTATGAACATCAGACAAATAGAGTTTCCTGCTGCACAATACATGCAGGAGGAACATCCAAAGACACAGATATACATTCATCATACTGCAGGTAATGCTGATGGTGAAGCCACATTCAAAGGTTGGGCAGCCAATCCTGATCGTATAGCCACATGCGTTACAATCTCTGGAAAGATTGCTGGCAAACCTGAACTGGACGGCCAGATTGTGCAAGGATTCTCCTCTAAGTTCTGGGCATATCACCTGGGAGTTAAACAGGATGTGTTTACTGCACATAGAGTTCCTTACAAAGCACTGGACAAAACCAGCATTGGTATAGAGATTTGTAACTGGGGACAGCTTACACAGACCAATGGTAAGTTTTATAACTATGTAGGAAAAGAAGTGCCCGCAGACCAGGTGTGTGAACTGGCTACTCCCTACAAAGG